CGTCGAGAGTCATTAAATCCTAAAGTAGAAATACCAAAGGTAGATTCGTTGAAACGTCTAGTCAGTTTTATAGATTTTTATAAAACGACATAATTATTATAGTACACTAAGATATCGTTCCATCGGATTTGTCTTACACAGCGCCTTGTGTTCTGTGTTACACACGCTGATCTTTTCCTCTAGCGCCGATACAGCATCAGTAGTGCAGCCGTACAATGGAATGTTGATAAAGTTCTTACCATATTCCGCTTTGGTGATTTTGGTTTCAATTACTTCAAGCAACTGAGTCCGGTTAAGTTGTCGAAAATCAATTTTCCGTTCAATAACCATCTTGATAAACTTAACCTTGTCTGTCATGAGACTGATCTGGTCCGTTAGTTCTTTCTTTTCATATTCAATCTTTTCACCAAACTTTTCAATACGATGATCACAAAAATATGCAATCAGATTAGCAACGGATGAAAATAATTTTAATTTTCCGTTCACCCCAAGAGTCGTAATGTTTTCTGTATGAGACTTCCGAAGCTTAAAGAATTTAATTGGATCATGATCAATCTTATCACGAGCGATTGCAGTAACCTTTATATCAAAGCAGAAACCTTCTTCCGAACAATTATCTTCGTAGTCTCTAATTTTATCTTCATCAACGAGATCATTGAGAAACTCTACATACTTCTCACGATCATATCCAACTGGCAATTCGGAAATACGGTATGTGAATTTGCCCACATATTCTACAATCCCCTCTGTGTACCATGTAGACAAATTTGTTTCATCTTGAACAACGGTGCCTTTAAAATGAGGAAATGTTGGGGGAATAGATTCTTGTGCTTTCAAAAATTTCTTTGGGTCCTTGAGATATTTCTTGACCGCGACAGTAAGATCTTTAATCGACCGCGGCAGAATATTACAAGCAAACCCTACGGCGATACCGGAAACGCCTGGGACAAGCACCCAGGGCAAAGTTGGAAGATAATAAGCAGGCTCTGGATTCTCGGGGTCAGGTGAGTTTGGAGTTACTTCAGGATCAATAAAGTATTTCTTAAAGTCGGGTGAAAGTGAGACGAAAATATATCGGGCGGCAGCAGCTGCGGGAACTAATCTGGACCCAAAATTGCCATGGCCTGTGAACACTGGGCAATTATTATTCCATTCTGCAGTTAGAGTAACGACGGCACCTTCAGCTGAAGATTCTCCGTGGTGGTATCCATATTTAGCAATCGCCCCGGCAAGTTCTGCGACTTTAACTTTCCTGGTTGGGTAATCATTAAGCATGGCATAAACAAGTTTTCTACCACCACTTTTGAATCCATCAATTGCAGATGGAATAGCTCTGTTCTGCAGAACATACATAGAATAATCTAAAAGATCAGAATCAATAATTTCAGATACAGTTTTAATAATTGTAGACATAATAAATTTAGTTGATCATCCAAGTTTTACGGCCGTCGGCATCATCACCAAAGAACATTTCTAATTTTTTGTAATCTGCAGTATCTGCCGATGCTTGTACAAACATAGGATTCTGCAGACACTGTTTATAAACTTCCTTGGGCATACTACCTAAGCCCTTGAAAAATTGCACATCGTAACCTTTTGGATTAAATTTTTCAAATTCTTCTTTTGTGTAGAAGGTTTTAACATCTTTGCCCTTTGTACAATAGTACAGTGGGGCCAAACAACGATTTACTCTGCCGTCTGTAAATAGCTCAGGCCAATTAGAAAACAAATTTAACAGTAACCCGAAAATGTGTGAACCATCATAATCCAAATCGGTAAATATAGCTATTTTACCATAATTTAGATTAATAGCAGGCTTACCGAATTCCAAACCAAGTACAGCTAACAGTTCTCGGATTTCTTTATTCTTGATAATATCAACCGGCTTCATACCGCGAACATTTAGAATTTTACCCTTTAGAGGTAAGCCCCCATCCGTCTTCGGATTACGCACAGAGATATGACAACCAATAGCCGAAAGACCTTCTACGATGTATAGAATTCTTTTCTCTGGGTCTGCATCGGTAGCCGCAATATGATTCACCACTCGAATCTTGGCTGTTGACTTTTGTTTTTTAGCCAATTCACGAGCTTCGGCTTGTTCCTTTTTATACAAGATAGCCTGAATCATTGGATCCAGAATCTCGGGTGTATTTAGAATTTGCTTGGCAATCTTATCGAAGTCAATACCGGAAAGATGTGCTGCAACTTCCGCGGCAGTATTAGTAATCCGCTCTTTAGTCTGACTATCGAAAGACATATTTACAAAGCCACGAATAATAGAAACAAACATCAGATGTTGTTTTATTTGATTCGGCAGTACATCGATTTTATGTTTTTTCCGAATGTGTTCTTTAAGAGTAACTACAATCTGATCAAGAATATAATTTACATGAGAACCGCCATTCTTAATCCACAGACCGTTCACATACGAATGAAGCCGGAATTCTTCTTGTTCACCAGATGGGCCAAAGATTAAAGTATTCTTTTCATCCTGACCAATTACAAAGTGCTCACAATATTTTGAAGCATATTCCTTGGCATTCTTGATCTTGATCTTTTCATCATTGAAGGTGAAAGTGATAGATGGATAACAAGCAGCAAGATTTTCAATCCGATCTTTGATAAAATCAATGTGATCAGCTGAAATTTCCAAAATAGAGAATGCAGACAAGTCAGGTACGAATGATACCTTGGTAAATTGCTTACTTGATGCCTTGGTGGTAACCGATTTGATTTTTGCATGGTCAGCTGTGACCATCTTGAGATAATTTTTACCGTCTGCAGTTTCACCAATAAACTCTTGTGAGAATACCGCAGTTGCAAATGACCCAACACCATTGGCACCAATTGTTTCGCGGTCGTCGGAAAAGTTTGAGCCGGCACGTGCTCGAGTCCATGCAAGAACTGGTTGGTAATTTTCACCGTGCTTAACAACTGGGATACCGCGGCCGTTATCTTCTACAGTGATGCGCCAAATGTCATTCTCGAGCCCATTGGCTTCTTGAGTAAAGTTGATGTGGATTTTATTGGCATATTTGAAATCAGTTCTTATAGCTTCATCAATTGAATTATCAATGATCTCAGAAATAATTTTAAGCAAGCCAGGAATTACATGAAGTGTTTGATATTTTCCGAAGAACATACCAGACACTTCTTCGGTCGACACCGAACCAATGTACATTGCGGGACGAATCCGCATATGTTGCGCATCGGTTAGTTCTTTAAATACTTCTGTTTTCATTTAATAATACGACTCATTATGGACAAAAGTCTATTTAACTTTCTAAATCCAAGAATAAAGGTAACGTCTCTCAAATCTTTAACTGTGTCTGATTTAACAACCGGATCGGTCACTTCAGATATGTCAATAGTTTTGAGGTTCGGTCTATTTTCCTCAACGAAACCATCTTTGTGTTCGTTGAGGAATTTGCCTAAAAAATCATTATAATTCATATTTGAATAAATGTAAATTATTTTCCTTCAATCACAAAGGTGCCGGAGACTCGGACGTTAACTCCATTTTTATCAATGAATCCGGCAACTGGGTCGCCATATTCAATATGATTGTTTGTGACCCAAGATTTGATTACTTTACCATTAGCGTCATTGTGCGTTCCAACAAACCGGTAGCAGATTTGTCAGAATTAGTCACTGACTCAACTTGACCGCAGCCAACAAGAGAAAGAGCGATGAGAGAAGCGATAACAAGCTTTTTCATAATTTTCCTTTAAAGATATTCTTGATAGAAACCCAAGAAATTCTTGAGTTCTTTTACATTTGCTTGATTATTAGTCATACGCTTTGCATATTCAAGTAGTGCCGTGCGTACGTCATATTTTGGATTAACAAACAACTTAAACATAAACGCTTTGGTATCAAGTGGAAGTACTGCTTGCGCAAATTCCTTCCGATCTTTAATGTGGGCAAGATTTTCAAATTCCAACTGAATAGCTTTAACTTTCAAATCAAGAGCAGTCATTAGACCCTCTGCATATGTTTTGATGAACTCTGCACGGTCTGATTCTAACAATGGAATTATATCATCAATATGACCGGTCACGATTAGTTTCACACAATCATGATCCCACTTTAGAGAATCGACTGCATGGTGACGATCACAATACTCCTCGGACTTCATTTTGATCATATGACCAGCATTCTTTCCTCCGGTAAATGTGATCACAACACCTTCGTCATTAATAAGATTAGTTACAGATTCTTGGAATGATTTAAAACCTGCTTGATCAATAGATTTAATCTGTTTGACCAAAGGGATCCCATATTGATAACAAAGCGCTTCTACATCTGCGCGGTCCATCATGATGCCGCTGTTATTATAACGAACTCCAGTTAATACAAGCATATCTTCTGGGTAATCAATTACAACTCGGTTCTTACGTGAGCAAAATTCAAAAATTGAAGTAGCACTAAAAGTATCATATACATGTTCTATGAACGAATGATAGCCAGGCTTGTCGGCAATAAACTCTTGCGCGAGTCGAGAAATGTCAGTAACGCCAGCACGAGTCCCAAGAACCCAATTCTTAGTACTTTTATAAATAGCGAAGATACATGAACCATCCATCTTCTGAGTGATCAGATGAGGTTCAGAAAAATCCAATGTTGCATCGGATTCTGGAAATTCACCGTAGTTAAAGAACTTAGGAAATCCAAGACGGATAATTTTCCCAGTGTCGTTATCGAATGCAGTGCCACGAAGATTCAAAAGAATTCCTGACTCATATTCATTCTTACCCACAAAAGTGGATTTTGTATTCAAATTGTAGTCGATAACGGTATAACCACCTTTATCCTTCACAGAGAATTCAGGTTTTTCTTTGATTGCTTCTAGAGCTTCGGATAGGGTAAACACTTATGTTTATTTCTCAGAAGTAAAAAAATTTATCAAGAATAGTATAGCAATAACCAGAGGAAAATTTGCAATAACTATAAGACCAATAAAAACAATTTCCATCTTAATTTCCTTTGAATTCATTATAACGTGCGAAGCATTATGTGTAAATTATCAGTTTACTTGTATAATATGATCTGACATGCCATAGTAACTTATAGTTTTGCCGCAAAAAGCTGGGTGCTGGCTCAAACCATTCTTTGCCGAAGTGGAATTTAATGCGATCACTGTGACGAATACCGGTTCTATTGATCCCCCAACGCTAACTTTGTAGTGGAATGCTTTTGGTTGGATCTGATTCGCGGGTAGAAGATTTTCAAATTTCTTAGTTTCTGTTTCTTGGCTCATACTTTTTACTTCAATGGAGTCTGACATTCTAGATATTCCTTTGGGGGACGATCATCACCTTCTTTATATGTTTGAGCATAAAGTGTGAGCATTCTTAAATTGCACATAGCATGTGCAAGGTGTGGTAGACCTGATTCTTCATCATTTTCTTCACCTGCTTGCCACCTGGCCAAATGTCTCAGAGCACATTCAAGAGGGACAGACCACGATTGACCCTTTGTCCAATTCCATGCTTTATATTTGGCTTGTCCATATTCCCAGACTCGGGCCTCGTCATACAGGGTAACCATAGGGATCAAAGAAAGTTTTGGCTTTCCAGAATTAAATCGAGCAGCCGAACCCTTTTCTGTAGAATTGATATCACCAATACCTTGTTCATTCATAAACTAATCCTCAAATAAAATAATTATATCACAAAATAGACCAAAGTAAATAATTATTAAATAGTTGGTAATCGCGAAGGTGGAACTTCCATTACCTCTAATCAACCCAGCAAAGGAGTCATATGACCAGCAATACTATTTATCATTATGTATATAGAATTACCAATCTAGTAGAAAATAAACATTACTACGGTAAGAGAAGTTCTAAATGTGATCCAAAAGAAGATCTTGGGGTGAAATACTTTTCATCCAGTTCAGATAAAATGTTTATGTTAGATCAAAAATCAAATCCACAAAACTATAGATATAAAATAGTCCAAAGTTTCTGTGATGCTATTATAGCATTAGCAAGAGAAGTTAAATTGCACTCCAAGTTTAACGTAGGTATAAATGAAAAATTCTACAATAAAGTTAAACAAACTTCCGTAGGTTTTAATTTTACTGGTGGAAAAGTTTCAGCAGAAGCAAGAGAAAAATTATCAAAGGCATTTAAAGGTAAACCAAGATCAGAAGAAATTAAGGCAAAAATAGCTAAATCAAACTCAGGAAAAATAAGGTCTGCTGAATCTAAATCCAAACAATCAGAAAGACAGAAAGGTAAACCTGGACATAAACACACAGAACAAACTAAGTCAAATCTAGCAGAAATACAACGTGGTAGATGTTATTCAGAAGAATCTAAAAGAAAAATGTCAGTTGCCAAAAAAGGTAAACCGTTTCACTATACAGAAGAGCATAAACTAAATCAATCAAAAGCTCAAAGAAAATTTTATTATATTACACCTATCGGCACGATCGATAGACCAGATCTATTAGATCCAATAATTACGAGTACACAACTAATTTGGTGGATGTCTAATCTAGACAGAAAAATTACAAAAACAATCTATGCAAATTCTAATTATTTAAATTCTAACTTTTCTCTTGAACAAATTTTAGGTAAAACATTTAGAGAACTTGGTTTTAATAAAGTTAAGAAACAAAGTTAATCATACTAGCATCTCCGGAGTTATATCTTGCGCCAGTGCCCTTCTCCGTTGAGTTAATGTCACCAATACCCTTACAAGTTTCTTCCATAATTTCCTCAAATAAAACCATTATATCACAAAATAGATCAAAGTAAATAGATATGACAACCTCGGAACTTGCGATTCCTGCTGAATCTAGACTAAAAATGTCGGAAGCAGCTAAGAATAGAAAGAAGATTCATTCTGTGTCATAATTTGTCCAAAAATTTATTATATTCAGAAAATGTTCTTAAAGAATGCTTAACACCTTTATTAAAGGCTTCTGTTATTTTCTCATCTAATTCTTTCTCTGTAAAAACAATAACATCCGCTTTCATAACACCAATGTTATCCACTAATGACAAAGTAAAGAATTTTCTCTGATTAACTATTTTATGAGCAAGTGTTCTTGCAATTTGCTCTTGTAATTCTTGAATGATATTTTCCGAACTTTCATACTCATTTCTAAAAAATTGTAGATTAACTTGTAAGTGTGAACTCGTGGAATTTACATGATCAGTAATTGGTATCATAGTTCATAGTTCCCCAGAATCTCAGTTGGAAGATAAATTTTCATCTCAAGTCTTTCTGCGATATGATGCTCAAGTGTTGCGCCTTTAGAGTTTTCCCAGCCATGAAGCATAGCAATAGCATCACAACTAATCAAAGCTTTAATGTCGGCGCGCATACACTCTGCCCATGATGTTTCTGTGTTGGGATTAATCTCTGCCGGAGAAACTACATCAAACCCCATTTCTCTTAAAAATGTTGCCTTAGCATGAAATGCAGGAAAATTGTGGTTCTCATAGCCGCTCATTGGGCCAGCAATATAAATCCTAGTCATTTCTTTTTATCTTCCTTTACTGGTTTCTTTTCGGATTCAAGTTGAGCCTGAATCATGTTATGACGAAACGTGTGCCGGGTGTCATTATTTGTGATAGTAGAGAGTAAATACTTTGTCGTTGAAGACATTTTAAAATGAGATGTTGGCTTGTTCATGTTATTTCCTTTTGTTACTTAATAAATTTTCCATATTCAATAATTTCACGATCGTCCTCGAGACCATATTCAAGCGTTTTATCTTCTTTTGTTTTGGTCTTTAGGATTTTAGAAGTAGCCTTCTTTTTTCTAGAAATGTGGGATTCATTTTCGAATTCGGAATCTTTAGGCCGAAATGTATTCTTCATGGTTCTTTAGTTTAAGATAGTTGATGGGAGAGAAAAAACTTTTATATTTGATTAATTTAAGAAGCTTTGGCCGAGCGAATGAAAATTGTGCTGCATCTAAAATCTTGGATAAATTATCAGTTTCATGATCCATCAACAATATAAACTCAGGGGAATACACTGATGCCAAATAGTTAAAGATCAACTGATAAAATTTGAATTCTTTCTTTTCTAGATATTTCTCATATTCATTTTCTAGTACATACGAAATAGATTCACGGCGTTTCTTATAATCAATGTAGTTGTCTAATATTTCTTGCTTGTTTGCAAATCTAATATCAGTTTCTTTTAGTTCATTCCCAATACATGCATAAACTATGTTTTCTGTAGTTTGGAATTTAGTAGAAAACCAATCAAACTTAAACTTAATACCTGGGCTAAGTTTATCAAATGCTTTGGAAGCAATTTGAGTCTGAGCACCATATTTTAAGATTGAGTATTTGTCTGTTGTGAAGTGTAAATGCATTCCATGAAAATATGAAAATGCTTTTCTTGGTGTCATAGTAATTCTTCAAATGTAGGTGTATTAGACTGAATCAAATCACTTTCAACAGCAGACTGTTTTACTTTAGCCAACAAAACATCGGACATATATTGAACTAGTTCAATAGGTTCTTTATCCGATTCGTCTGAAAATTTTAGAATGGCATCAAAATATGTCAAATGTGGATATTTTAGAATCATATTTTCAATATATTCCGAAAAATTTGATTTAGACAAAAATACAGATTTGTCAATGGAGTAGTCAAATTCTTTCATTTGAATTTAATTGATGTTTTTAAGAATTTAGCAATACGATTATTATTTACAATCGCGGTTACATATTTCTTATCATAAATGATTTCATCCGTACCCTCAATCACCTTTACATTACTATAAATGTCTGGCACTGAGGCTTGACGATATTTATAAATAATTTTAGTAGACATCAATTTACCTCTTCAATATATTTAAGAACTGAAAGCTGTTTACGACACCAATTGTATTTCGTATCTAACTCTTTGTAAATTTGCCAGCCAATATGATCATCTTCATCCATAAAGTATTTTTTGGAGATTGTTTCATCATTTAGAAAATAATCAAGATATGTGCGATAAGCGATCATACAGTGATACATTTCATCTGAAGTCAGACCGTCTAGATGATATTCAACATAGACGCAATTTGCGGCCCAGTTGTCATGATAGTTTGATGATTCGATGGGAAGAACACATTCCATCTTTTCAGAAATACCTTCGTAAAACCTTTTATGAAGTTCATATGCAACCATAATGAAGTCCGAGGAACTTTCAATGACTGCATTATTAATTACTTCTTTAGTAATGGCTTTAATTTCTTTGATGTTCATTCAATTCCAACCATCATTTTGTGAGTGATATGGGGATAGAGAGATGACAAATTCTTTTTAAGGATTACCTCGAATACTTTTGCCTCAGGAAGAGAAAGCAATTCCATCAAGTTCTTTGTTTGGAAGTATTTAGTTTTCTTTGGGATCTTTGGATTAAGAAGAATTTCCGTAATCATGTTCATGGTGCTTTTACTCATCAAATATGCACCACAGAGTGATCGGTGAAATTCGGAGAATTTATATTCCAAATCTTGAAGATCAAAATCAATCCATCGGTCATCACATGCTAGGTGGACATAGAATTTAACTATCGGATTGGTTTTACACGTTTGCCGTAAAGAAACTTCTACATCGGCAGACGAATTAATCATCTCAAAAATTTCATCAAGTTGGTGGTCTGCTACTTTCAAAAGAAATCTCCTATTTTGGAATATAATACATTCATTTTATGACTGACAAAGAAGTTCATTAATTTCATTTTATCGACTTTTTTACCTCTTTGATTATTATAACACTCAATTATTGTGTTGTAAATTTCTTTTGGTGTATGCTCATATGATACAAGCATTTCATTTCGTGAATAATTACGGCGTTCTTCTTCGGTCAAACAAGCATCAATAGGATTTTTGGCATCAAAAAATGTCTGTAAATACTTTGTAGAAATAGGGGCGGCACGTTTCTTTTCTGTAAGAGTAAACCAGTTATCCGGGCATTTAATTGAGCAGACCCCGTCACCCGCGTCACCGCGAACAATCTTTTCGATCAAAGCATGTTGTGGTTTTCTCTCGGGCTTAACTAATTTTTTTGTGAGCGGAGACCACTGCCGAACATTCTTATAACGGTGTAGTTGAAAATGATCTTTATCAGAAGATACAATAAGAATTGGATCTGCTTCAACATCACCAAAGATATTTTCTTCTTGTTCTTCCCTATTTTCGTCTTTATGTTTGCAAATGGCACCAATAATATCATCTGCTTCGGCTTTATCTACCGATATAACATTATATGGAAAATGGTCGCGTAGCGCTTGCTGGATATAAGCTGAAGTTTCAAAAACAAAATCCCAATTAATACCAGAGTCATCAGTCGCGCGTTTTTGTTTGCGGGCCCACTTATAGTAAGGAAAAACATCTTTGCGCCAAGATGATGAATCAAACGCGACTACAACTTCCGAACCATATTTGGATTTATGCATTACCTGCTGCGCGCGAATTGTGTTCAGCACCATGTGCATCATCATATCGCGAGATTCAGGCGATGGATTTTGAGCGCAGGATTTGGCAGCAGCATCCAAAAAGATGGGTGCCAGGTAAACCTGAGAAAAGTCAATTAAGATCACTGTGTGTCCTTTGTTTCTTCGAGCATATAAAGATCTTCCGTGAGTACTTCACACCAAACCACCATGTACATAGTCATTTCCTATTCGTCCACCAAAACATTAAAATTGCAAATTGCCAAAACTTGGGACGGCGAACTGCACCGGGAACTTTACCCCAGAGTTCAACCTTTGAAAGCAGGTTGGATTCTAGTGCCAACCAAATTTTCCAAAATACCCAATAGACTCCAAGTAAAAACAAAATTGATACTATACAGAGCCATAAGAATTCAATTCCCATCACTCACTCCAGATGTTTTTCACATAGGATTTTGCCACCGGTTTGGTTTGGCCGAGAGTAGCCACGGCCCAATCAACGACAAAGTTTTTATCTTGGCCGGCTTCCTTGGCTTCGGCAATTTTCTGCCGAATTCGTGATGCATTGGAAATCTTCCCATCGCGGTTCACAACCTTGACACTAACCTTTTTCTCACTCTTTACTTCTTCGGCATCATCCGACACTTCGGCTTTGGTCGTTTCTTCCAGGAGTACGTTGCGAAACACATTTACTGTATTTTCCGATGGACCAGGATCACACGACTTCGTCAAGTTGAGAGACACAACACCGGCAAATGTGCCGAATTTGGCCATGAACTTATCACGGACGTCATCTTCCGATAGGCCTTCCATGAAGACCATCTTGAGTTCGGAAGCATCCGACTCGTTAGGGTCGGAAAAATAGGTGATAACATAACGATTCATAATCAAATAACCTTAAACTGGTTCAACACAAGAAAAACCAACTTCGTAGGTGTTTTCATCGTTGTCAATAAACACAACCTCGCGGTCATAGTCATAACCGACAATCTTAGCCATGAAGGACTTAGAAAGATCTTGAGACAAGAACACGCGAACCAAACTTCCGATTTTAAACATTTTGTACTTTCTGTTTTATTGATGATAGGTTATTATACTACACTAAGTAATATGTGTAAATTAATTAATTATACCTTGATACCGGGCAACCATGTACCATTCTGGTACATCTTTGGGCAAATCTTTATTATATTGATAACAAAAATCTATGGCGGACTGTGAATCGGTAAAGAATTTAACTTCATCAACTTTCGAACCCCACCCACGTTCAGATTCAATGATCACCACACGATGCAGAGGACCAACTTTAACTTCAGACATTTTGATTTCCTTTCATTTACAAGTTCATTTTAACAAATAAATCTTTATGTGTAAATTATTTAGAAAGATCCTTGATCAAGCTGAACCCAGACTCTTTGTACATTAGTAAATTGCCGTCAAAAATTTCTGCAAGTTGGTCCTTGGACTTATGCGAGATGATGAAGATGTTAGAACTCTTAAATTCTTCCATCTCGTCAATAAGAGTAAGGAAGTTGTCAATACCCTTCTGATCCAAACATTCCAGGATTTCGTCAAGGAAGAGAATGTTACAGTCAAAACTATTGCGGATCTTAGACAACTGGCGGAAAGTAAGCAACAGTGCTGTGTCGATACGAGTCTTTTCGCCTGCAGAAAAACTACCGTAGGTAAAATCATCTCGATGCCGAGACTTAATAATTTCGTTGAATTCCGAATCAAGATTGAACGAGATAAAGAAATCAAGTTTTTCCAAATAACCATTGATCAACCCATTGATAATTGGAATATACTGATCAACGATCTTGGTTTTGATACCAGAATCTTTGAAAAGTTCAATCATCAAATTATTATAGTCTTGTTCCGAATTTAATTTTGCTTGTTTATCCTTAAGCAAGAGTGCTTCTTGAGCAGTCTGTTTAAGTTCGGCTTTCAAATCCACCAGCTCTTCTGATTGTACACAATCATTAAGTTCTTCACTAAGAGAAGAAATTTCAGTATTCAATCTATTGATGGTTGTATTATCAGAGAATACAGTTGTATTCAGAGTTGATACATTATCATTGATTGTTTTAATTTCACCAATTAGTTTTTCATAATCATAAAGCTTAGTAATCAGTTCATTCTTTTTACCAGATAATTCGTCCATTTTCTCAACCGATGGTGCAACGATAGTCAATTTTGCTTTCTCATCTAAGATGCTAGCGCAAATAGGACATGAATTCTCATGAGTAATAGAATCTATCTTTTCCAAATGTTTTGAAATGGCAGCATCATAAGCAGCTATTTTTTCCTCATTTGTTTGATGCACTTCTAATTTCTTTTTCAAGATTTTAAGAGTGGAATTAAAATTAGAAATACTTGTTGTACTCTCTTTAACTCTGGCTTCAAGTTTGATCTTTTCTTTCTTGAGTGTTTTAAGTTTTGATTCGAGAGCAGCAACAGAATTACCTTGGATGCTATTAAGCCGATCGATGTGTGATTTTTGAAGTTTTGCTTTAGTGAAGCAATTTTTAAGTTCAAGATCAATAATCTTAATTTCTTCTTTATACTTAGAGATCTTAGATTTAAGAATCTGATTCATAAAAGAGAATACTTTGATATCAAGAATTTCTTCAATAAACGCCCTACGTTCTTGTGTGCGAAGTGTCATGAACGGTTTATAATTCTCAACGGACAGCACAGAAGTTTGTAAGAATGTCTTGATATTAGTACCGATGATGTTCAATTCCAAATATTCTTGGAAATCATTGGAGATTGTTTGATCTAGTGCTACACCATTCTCAAAGATCTCAAAGATGTTCGGCTTGATGCCGCGACGCACCAAATATGATTTACCGTGGGAATCAAATTCAATTTCAACTACAGTGCCCTTCTGATTGACAGAGTTCACAATCTGTGGACGGTTAATTTGCTTGATCGTTTGATTGAACAAACCGAATGTTATGAGATTAGCTATAGTAGAATTATGAGAAACAACACCATTAGCATAAAATTCATTTACTTCGGCTACTTGAATATCTACTAAATCTTCTTTTTCTGTAGATTCAATAATAGAAATTATTTTCTCTGGTCCATCTATCGTATGAATTAAATCTCCAACTTTAAGAGTATTTGCAAATACAAATTCGACGGAAGTGTGACACAATATTTTATGTTCAGTCGAACATTCTATTTTTTTAAAGAGAGTTTTAATTGTTAACCAAGTAGAATTAGCTTTAGTTACAGCAGCATCTTCTATTAGTTTGTACCCAAAACGAGTATTTACAGAAATTCTATTTTTGAATTCTGGATATTTTGTTAAAAAATCTACTATATTGATAATTTTAGTTTTCAATCAATGACCTTACAAATTTTTTCATTTCTGTTTGCGTTTCTAACAATATCGAGCCCCAAGTAGTATGTTTAAAATTCATTTTTGCTAAATAAGAATCATTTTTCATAAAACCACAAATTTCTATATATAAATCATATTCTGGTAAATAAAAATCATATTGCATGTTCGAATTGGGGTATCTTTTATTGGCCGTAAATTTTATATCATACTTAACTAATTCTAAATACATCTGATATTCTTTATCTGATCTAAGCAGAATTCTTTCACCGAAAGAATTATTCACATATCTCATGTTCCCATATTGGGAATTATTATTTAAAACATCATCTATTTCACTACCCCACAAATCTTTAAAAACATCTTTGCAGTATTGTAAAGGGTTTTCTATATCTAATAAATCAAAATTTCTTTTTGGTATTTTTATTAACTCTTCTTCTACGTATCCTCTCGTACTAAACACATTCTCGAGAATTTCTAATAATTCATTTTCTGTGTTTGGGTATATAAATTTATTTTTATCTAGATATTGTCTAAATTTGATTTTCCCGAGTTCTTTATCGCCAGAATTTTTTAAAATATATGTCGATAATTTTAAACCCTTTCTTTGATCTATATCATAAATTTCTTCTTTAGATTTAGAGTTTAATGTATTTTGCCATTTTTCTTGGCGGGTTTTCCAAATTTCTTCCCCTTTTGTTTTCCCAAACTTCTTAATACACTTTTCTTTAGAAAAAATAACTTTTTGTTTTTCTTCTTCAATTTTTTCTTTTGCTATTTCATCTGAATATCCATTAATCAACCAGTATTCAACACATAATTTTGATGAAAATCTAGAATTTTCTTTACTGCGGTGTTTCGGCCCAGATATATCATTTTTGTGCTTTTGTTCTTTAGCAAGAAGTTTAGCTTCTTCTAGACTGGTATTGTATCTATGTATATAGAACTCTGGTCTAGTTGGTATTCTTTTACCAACCTCATCTATCGCTTGTGATATAGAATATCCACGCGAAATATAAAAATTTTCTGTGAATGGCGAAGGTCCTCTTATGATTTTACTATTTGCCTCTTTCGCTTTTATTCTTGCATCTAATTCTGACCAACCACGAAATTTCCAAAATTCAATCCCCAACGGAGACACACTGTTCTTTGGTTTCGGACAAAGTTTAGAAAATAAAACAAAATTTAGTTTTGAATTAGATTTGAGCGCAGATCTGATTAAACTTTTTAAATAGTGTGGTTCCCATTTAGAAAATCTTGGGCCGAAAGATGAATTTATAAAATTTTCATAGAAATCATCTACTTTGTTTTGTTCTACCATTGTAACCTTAAACAAAAGTATTTATTCTTTTGAGAATTCCAGAAATAACTTTAAAATTTCTGGGTCATCTATTTCTATATCAATCTCAGTGTCAGATTTTAAGCATTTTGCCGAGCCATTAAATCCCTGGATTACTGTGCGAGAATATTTGCAAAGATCTACTTCAAGAAATGCATTACCAATTGAGAGAAAATTCTTACCTCTTACTTTTTTTATAATCATGTATTAAACCTTTAACAGTTCTAAAGCTTCTGTATAAATTTCACTGATCATTTTTTTTAGAATGTTTTTATCTAAATGTGTGTTCATATTTTCAATAACATGATGTACCATATCTTGGGTGGTTTGGAATTCAACACTAGAATTCATAGATTCTTCAATTGACTTAGTAATTTTATCATCAATGACATTAATATCATATGCGCCTGAGGCCAACAGCTGTTGAAAGAACGAATCAAACTTGTATTGGTTGTTCTTATTTTTGACAATCAGCTTAATGAATTTATCTTTGGCAGCGCTGAAATCATAGAACATGTCTTTTGTGTCGTCATATTCAATTTTTTGATATAGTGTGTGTTTGTTTTGGATTAAATCAAGTTTATTTGTGTCCGGATCAAAAGACCAAAATCCTTTAATATCATCACAATCAGCCCAGTCTAATTCATATGGTGTTCCGCAATATAGAATAGAGTCTTTTCTAGAAATTGTATGATAGTGTCCAGAGAAGACTAATTTGTAGTTGTTAAAGATTGTGTGGTCGGCACCAGTCTCAGCGATCTGATATTTGTGCAACCTAAATTTAGCGAATTCAAAGTGTCCAACTGCAAACTTGGACTTTGACTTTTTTGCATAATCATAGCATTCTGGGGCGATTGAATCGGTAATCCATGGATAAAAATCAAAATCATGTCCTTCAATTTTTATTGTCTGCGGTGCAGCATCAACGACCACAATATTAGAAGTTGATAAAAGACGGACAGAATTCACTTCATTAGTAGATTTATAATAGCAATCATGATTACCAGATACTACATATAAAATTATACCGCGAGTTTCACATTCAGTTAAAAACATCTTCTTGGCATTATACAGTGTCAAGAAATTTATAGTCTTGCGCTTATCAAACATATCACCCAACTGGATGACAGTTTTGATATTGTTCTCATCTATATAAATGAAAAAATCCTTAAAGAATTTTTCAAAGTATTCATAATAGATTGGATTATCAGATCGAACACCGAAATGTGCATCACCTATTATAGCAATTTTACTCATAGATTAATCTTTAACTAGTTCAAATAGATTTGGTTCTTCTGTTTTTGGCTTAACCTTGGTTTTAGTTTCTTTAGCGTATGGAGTAAGATTGCGGTGCTTCAGTGAAGGATGCAACGATCCAGTCTTCTCTGAGTTCTTACGCTGTTCAAAATAGTCAACGAAGATCTCATTCTCTTTTAAGAAGTCAACGAAAGCATTAGTACCTTCAGTATCACCTTCTAAGTTCTGCTGAATGAATTCACTAGTTACTTTGTCATTAATCAGTCGAGCACGAATAGAAGTTTGTTTCTGTTCCACTTTTATTCGGCCGATAAATGCATTCCAACAAAGCTGTGATGCGTAACCAAAAAAATTGTCCGATTTTTCGGGATCAAATAGATGGAATTTTGCAGTAAGTTGTAAAATTGCGTCCGAGATCATATCCGGCCGATATGAATAACCTATAAAGTTATGCATACGAGACATCTTAGTCGCAATTTGAACAATAGCATCTGCTACCCTGGGGGGCATCGGAGGACGTTCGGTTTCTTCTTCTTTTGTTTTAAGATAAGCAACACGGTATTCCTTCATAATTGCTAAAATCTCTTTGTTGTTCACATAGTGGTTGTTTTCAGCAATTTTTTCAATATAGTCTTGTTGTTCCATATAAATTCTTTTTGTGTCGCAATAAGTTATTATACACTAATTAGCTATCAATGTAAAATATTTATGAAATTAAATACATCCATGACCAAACCATCAAAATTTTCACACAAACATCATTCCTGCAAAGTCTGTGGTGCTGTGTTTTCTTTACCGAGACTTCTTTATAAGCATATCAAAGAATGTCATTTGATGTCTCTCGAAGACTATCATAATCTTTACTATAAGAAAACTTATTGTTTGAATTGTAGTGGCAATACTAAATTTATTTCTATTTTACTTGGTTATAACAAATATTGTTCTAAAAGTTGTTCTACAACTGCTGCTAGGAAAAATCTTAGAGAAGACGATCTTAAATTTGAAAAATTTAGAAAATTAACATCAAATGTAGTTACTAAAATTTGGGAATCTAGATCCGAAGAAGATAAAGTAAATATTTATAAGAAGGTTTCAGGCACAAATAAAGAAAATAATAAAAAATTAACAGTAGAAGAAAGAAAAAACAGGTTTGGCTGGCTTAATAAAGTTGCAGCCGAAGATAGAGAAAATCAGATAGAGAAAATAACGAAACCTTTAAGAATGTGGTGGCAATCTGCTTCAGAACAAGAAAAATTAGATTTATACAAAAGAAGAGCGAATACCCTGAGTTTGACCATGGGTGTGGGTGGATCGGTTGAACCCAATATCGTAACTATACAAGAAGAAGCACACCCAAGAAATAAAAGAAAAATCACACCTTTTAGACAGCATAAAATACATAAAAATCTATGTGAACTATTCGGATTAGATCAAGAATTAATTAATGAGAAATTTTTTGAAGCTTATTACATATGAGAAGATATCCAAAACCAAGAAAATGGAAACCGAGGAATCCAGAAAAATATGTCGGTGACATAAATAACATAATAACAAGATCTTCATGGGAAAAAAGACTCATGAAATGGCTAGATTCCAACTCAGCAGTCATCAGTTGGAATTCGGAAGATTTTATCATTCCGTATATGAGCCCAGTTGACAATAGACAGCACAAGTATCATGTAGACTTTTTGGCTAAAATGAGACTCAGAGATGGGTCAATCAAAACATACGCAATCGAAGTCAAACCCAAAGCTGAAATGCTTCCACCAAAGAAGAACAGAAACAAAGAACGAATGATCACCGAGGTTACGACTTATGTCACAAATCAGGCGAAGTGGGCTCATGCCAAAGAATACTGTGATAAACTCGGTATAGCATTTATTGTACTAAACGAATATGATCTAGGTATAGCATGATTCAAACACAAACAACTTCTATATTTGAAGAAATAAAGAAGAATCCAAAATTTAGATCTGAGAGATCAGCCGATTGGTTTAAAACCAAGATCAAGGAATTATCTCCATTAGCACCTATTGACCGTAGTAATCTTTTAGCACAAACTAGAAATTCAATGCAGTCAAATAGATTGCTACCTGGTACTTTAACATTTTTTGCTTATGATCCAAAATATAAGGAAACTCTACCGTATTACGATAAGTTCCCTTTGTCTTTTATTGTTTCAATAGATAAATTTGGATTTACTGGACTGAATTTTCACTACTTGACTATTCCAATGCGGATTAAACTTTATGATGCAATGTATATGATAGCAAAGCAATCAGTGAATAAATCTACACAACAGGTTTTAGTACTGAACTGGAAACTACTAAGTAATTTTGCTAGATTTCCAGCTGCAGCTCCAGCAGTCAAAAAGTATCTATTTGGTCACGTACAATCTAAATTCATTAAAGTGCCTCTAGATGACTGGAAAACTGCTATACTTCTAGAAAATGCTGAATTCAAGAAAATGTCGGCAAGGAATGTCCGTACTATAAGTGGTAGAATCGCATTAGACGCAACGAAAAATAGATAGTGTTTTACCATACCTCGGTATGTAGTAGATTCATTCTACAGCGATCTAAGCAGT